CTTCATTAAAATCATATTTTCTTTTTCCTTCCCAATAAATTTTAATTTTATTCCATGGATGTAATCCTGCATTCTTACGCATTCTTTGAGTTTTTGTCGCAAATAACTTTGCATAATATAATTTATCAATTTCTTCATCATGTTTAATATTCGCAATAACAAAGATTTTTTTATCATTTATTTTTACTTCTTCTAATTTAATATCATTCATTTCATTTATTTCATTTAATTCATTAAAATTAATATTATAATTTGTATTAAACATATCTTCATTTATTTCAAAATCATTATAAACTTTATTTTCTAAAATTAATTCTATTTCTTCATTTGTTTTTGTTAATAATTCATCAAAAGTATTTTTAATTTCCTTCCCATATTTTCTAAAAAATAAAGATTTAACAGGAACAAGAGATTTTGTTATATTTAAAAAATCTTCATTTACTTTTTTAATATCTAAAATATTACATTCTTCATAAATATAATCAAAATATTTTTCAACTATAATCTCTGGATTAGGACAAAGCAAATAAATATTTTTAATAGGTTTTTTAGCATTTTTGTTATTTTTTGATCTTATTTTATGAATTCCTTTAATTATTTCATAAATTGTATTAAAATCATCTGCTAATTTTAATTTATTTTCATCTAATCTAGGATAATCTTCATCATAATATGCTAAATGAACCGATTTTAAAACAGCTTTTCTTTTAACAGAAGAATATAAATATTCTATTTCTTTTAAAATTTGATATAAAGATTCACTTAAAAAAGGAACTATACTTTTAAAATCATGTGCAATACTCATAAACACAAAATATAATGTACTTAGACTTTCCATACAATTTTCTTTAGTATCATTTCCTTTTAATAAATATCTTCCCATTTTAATATAACCATTATTAATATCTTCAATTAATAAAAATAAAATAGGAATAGCTTGTCTTAAATTATAATTATCCATGTGTTTGAAAAATTCATTTCTATATTCTCCATATTTTCTAATAAACCACAAATTTAAAGGAACTTTAAAACTTTCATAATAATATTCTGTTTTATTTATTTCATTTACTTCATTTATTTCATTAACTCTATTTGATTTAATAGAAAATAAATCTGAAAGAGGTTTTTCATTGTTTTTCTCGTAAAATAACTTTGTGTATTCTTTTAAAAAATTAATTCCTCCATTTTTAATTCTTATTATTACATCTTTCATCATTTGACTAACACCACTTTCACTAAATTTCAAACTTTCACCCATTACAGCAGGAGAACTTAATAAATATAATCTCATACAATCTGATGAATATTTATTTAAAATTACTTCTGGATCAGGATAATTTTTTAATCTTTTTGACATTTTCTCTCCTTTTTCATTTAAAACTATTCCATTCACAATAACATTTTTAAATGGTATTTTATTAAATAATGATGTAGACAATACTAATAAAGTATAAAACCATCCTCTTGTTTGATCTAAACCTTCTGCAATAAAATCAGCTGGTAAAATTCTATAATATTCTGAATTATCTTCTTTTTCTGGTATTTCAAATTCATTTAATTCTTGTTTACTTTCATTATTTATTTCATTGTTCATTTTGTTATTAATAATAATAAATGGATTTCCTAATTCATCATATTCAATTCCATTTAAAGATTTTCTAAGCATTTCAACAATACCAACAGTATTCAAGGATGCATAGGGCATTGAACCCGATTCAAACCAGCAGTCTAACACAGTTTCAAGTCGCTTATATTCTTTTCCATCTTTAATAATAACAAGATGATCAATTTTATCTCTATGTAAATCGTTGATAGAGTTTTCAGGTAAATTTAATAATTCTTCTAATTCATATGAACTTGAAACACAAATTTCATCACCATCTTCACTTCTCCAGATAGGAATAGGTGTTCCCCAAAATCTATTTCTTGAGATGCCCCAATCTCTTGTATTTTCTAACCAAGATGAAAATCTTTTTTCTCCAACATGTTTTGGAACCCAATTAATTTCTTTATTTAATTCGACTAATTTTTCACTCATATCTTCTACTTTTACAAAATGAGAACTTACAGCTTTATAAATTAAAGGTGTGTCTGATCTCCAACAAAATGGATATTCATGTTTAATAGTTTTTTTTAATAGAAATTGATTATTTTCTTTTAATCTTCTAATTACCCAAGTATTTAGATCTTCTTTCAAACCTTCTTTATCTTTTTTATCTTTTACATAATTTTTATAAAACATTCCTTTTAAATCAGGAATATTATTATTTACAAATCCATTTACATCCAAAGTCATAAATAATTTAGATTCTTTTGTAATAAATCCATTTTCTAAACAAGTTTTATAATCTTCTTCTCCATGTGAAGGTGCTGTATGAACTATTCCTGTTCCTGAAGTATTTGACACATAATCTGCATGAACAACTCTATAATTATTATGTAAATTATTAAAAGTAAAAAATGGTTCATATTTTAATCCAATCAACTCTTCACCTCTTAAACCATGAATTGAAATTAAACCATTACCTAATTTTAATAATTCTCTTATTTCCATAACTTTTTCTTGCACAACAATTAATAATTCTTTTTTATTTGTTTCTTTATTACAATATGGAATAGTTGTATAAGTCATATTTTTATTAATTGCTAATAAATAATTACTTGGTAAAGTCCATGGTGTGGTTGTCCAAACAACAAAATAACAATTTTCATAATCATTACACCAAAGATAAGAATCTTCATCATTAATAATTTTAAATTTAACATACAATGAATCATCATTAACTTCTTTATAATTTTGTCCTTTTTCAAAATTTGAAAGTGGTGTTCCACAAGTTGTTGAATATGGCATAATTCTTACTCCCTCATAAATTCTATTTTTTTTATAAAGTTCTGAAAATACCCACCAAACTGAATTCATAAACTCTTTTGACATTGTTGTATATCCATTGTCAAAATCAATCCATCTTCCTAATTTTCCCATCATGTCTTTCCAAGCATCTTTACATCTTAATACAATCTTTTTACACTCATTATTATAATTTCCAATTCCGTAATTTAATACTTGTTCTGTTGTTTTAATTCCCAATTCTTTTTCAATTTCATATTCTATCGGTAACCCATGACAATCTGAACCTGATATTCTTTTTACGTTATGTTGTTGAGAAACTTTATGTCTTGTAATTGTATCTTTAATCATTCCAGCTAAAATATGTCCATAATGTGGTGTTCCTGTCATAAAAGGAGGTCCATCAAAAAACTTATATTCTGGATTACAATTATTATCTTGTTTTTGAAATATATTATTATTTTCCCAAAATTCTTGAATAAATGTATTATCAAAATGATTATCACTTGATTCTTCCATATTGTTATATTATAGAATTAAATGAATAATTTGTTATTTTTATTAATAATATAATTATTATAATAAATTCATTTTTTTTAACATTTTATAAAAACTTTTTTATATTATTAAATTTCTAATTATTATAATATAATTACAATGAATAATAATGATTATAAAAAAAAATATATTAAATATAAAAATAAATATTTACATTCTAAATTAAACCAAAAAGACAAATTATCTCAATCAAATAATTATATTAAAGCAATTGCATTTTTTAATAATGAAGATATTAAAGGATGTGTTCAATTTGAAGAAGTAGATAATAATCAAGTTTTAGTAAAAGTAAATTTACAAGGATTTATTCCTAATTCTATTCATGGATTTCATGTACATGAATATGGAGATTTATCTGATGGTTGTAATTCTATGTGTGCACATTTTAATCCTCATAATAAAGAACATGGAGGAAGAGAAGATATAGAAAGACATGTTGGAGATTTAGGAAATTTAGAAGCAGATGATGAAGGAAAAGTAAATATTGAATTTTTAGATAATTTTATAAAATTAAGAGGAGATATAGAAAATATAATTGGAAGAGGTTTAATAATTCATGAAGATAAAGATGATTGTGGAAAAGGAAATTATCCAGATAGCAAAATAACAGGACATTCTGGAAAAAGAATTGCATGTTCTATTATTGGATATTCTTCAGTTTATTAAAAAATATTAAACAAATATTGTAATATATTTTATATAATGGTCTTAAATAAATATAAATATACTTTATTATATTATATTGAAATGGATATACCTTTTATATCCTTCTTTTGTTTATCATTAATATATGGTTTATTTTCTTTTGTTTCTTTTATATTAATTGGAATAAATAGTAATACAATGAATACATGTACATGTTGTAATAATATTTGGTATAATTTACTTGGTGATGCTATATTAAAATTATCATGTTGTTTTGCTTTTATTATATTTGGATATAGTGCATTTAAAAGATTATCAAATAAAAGTTTATCAACAGATATTAATTTAATTTTTTTAATTTTAGCTTCAATAGCAACTGATGGAGTAAATTTATCTTTAAGAGATAAATGTCTTCCTGAAAATAAAGATAATTGTTTTACATTATGGACTCTTTCTGCATTAAATATTGGTTTATTATATTATTTTAAAATTCCTACAATAATTATTACATTATTAACAAAAATATTATATTATTGTAAATGTAAAAAATACAAATTTTATTATTTATTAAATAATGAATCAGATGAAAATTCTTTATCAAATATTAATAGAGATATTAATAAAAAAATGAAAATAATGACAACAAATGAATCTAAGGGAGATATTGAATTATTAAAAGTTTAATTTATAAATCTCTTCTTACACTAATTCCTAAAACATTACACATTTTATTAATTACAACATGATTATATAAACAACCTCCTCTTTCAACTTCTTTAATTATTCTTCCACTTAAACATGCTTTTTGTGCTATTTGTTCTTGTGTCAAATTTTTTGATACACGTGCAGTTGTTAATTTTTTAGCCATTTCTGGTGTTACTTTTTTTATTTTTTTTATTTCTCCTTCTATATCTGTTTTTATAGCTGATGGTTGTTTTTGAATCTGTGGAACTTTTGATTTTTTATTTTTATTCTTATTAAGAACAACTTGTGTCCAATCTTGAATATTATTAGGATTGACTTTTCCTTTTTTACTCATTTTATTATTACTATAATATATTTTTATATTTTATTATGAAATTAAATTTGTAAAAAATTGAATAATATAGTATATAATTTTAGTAATAAAAAATTAACTTATAAGAAAAACAAATATAAAATGGCTACTATTGATGGAATTATTTGCACTTTATTTTCATTTTTAATTATTGGTATTGCAATTTATGAATCATGGGTTGTTAATACTAATGGTGGAGCTAAAAATGAATGTTGGCAAGTTTGGATTAATATACTTGTTGTATGTATTATTAATTGGTTATTAGGATTTATTTCATTAATTTATTCTTTTCTTTCATGTGCTAGTGAAGATTATCATACTGGTATTTCAGCAATTTTATCTTTATCTTTTGTTCAAATTGGATATCATATATGGACAATGGTTATTAATGAAAATATTGGAGAAAGTTGTTCTAATATGTATGAAAAAGATTATCCTGATCTTTGGGATTCTTTTATGCTTGAAGTTGGAATGTTTTTCTTTTATATTTCATGTATCGGAGCTTTTATTCTTATTTCATGTGGAAATTGTTGTTTTGCAATTTATCAAGAAGATTCTAATACAAAAAACAAAAACAAAAACAAAAATTTTTCAATTCCTGTCACATTAGAAACTCCTAATGAAGTTTAAAAATTAAAAATTAAAAATTAAAAATTAAAAACAACAATTTTTTATAATTTTAACAAATTAAATTACATAAAATTTTATAAAATAATAATTATATAAAAATGAAAAACATTACTTTTGATAATTTCACTTATATGATAAATGATAATGAATTTCAAAAATTAATTATTAAAAAATATTGTAATTTAAAAATAAATAAAGATATTGGAGAATTTGAAAGAATTGTATCTTTATTAAATAAATTTACTTGTACTTCAAATTATGAATATTGCAATTTATATTTATATGGAACCACTCATGGAGGTTATATACCCTTAAATTGTTCTAAAGTATATAATGAAGTAATTTTAAAAAATACATCTCAAGAACATATTGATAATATTACAACAAATATAAAAAATTTTAATTTTAAAAATATTAAATTTGATATTAATGAAGATATTATTTATAATGAAGATAATTTTAATGTATTATTTTTAAATAAAGAAAATGATTATACAGATATAATTGATAAAATTAATTTTATAGATATTGTTTTATTAAATAAAAATTATCTTGATATAATAAAAGATAAATTTAAAAATATATTTTATTTATCAGATTCTGATTATATTATTTGTTTAAACAATAAAGAAAATTTTAATAAAATTTTTAAATATTATCTAGATTCTGATATATTAAATTATGATAATTTAATAAATTTATGTATAATGGTTAAAGATGCTGGAGACCAATTTGAACAAACTCTTTTAGAAAATTTACCTTTTATTGATAGATGGACAATATTAGATACAGGAAGTACAGATAATACGATTGATATTATAAAAAAAGTTTTGATTGGTAAAAAGGAAGGAAATTTATATTGTGAACCATTTATTAATTTTAAAGACAGTAGAAACAGATTATTAGATTTAGCAGGAAAAGAATGTAAATTTAATGTTATGTTAGATGATACTTATGTATTAAAAGGAAATTTAAAAAATTTTTTAAATATAACAAGAGGAGATCAATATGCAAAATCATTTACATTATATATACAAGATAAAAATAATAAATATGGTTCAAATAGAGTAACAAAATCATTTCATGAATTAAGATATAAATTTAGGATTCATGAAATAATTGATGATAAAAATGATTTAAATATATGCATTCCATGTGATGATGCATATATTGAAGATAAAGAATTTGATTTTATGAAAAAACGTTCTGATAATAGAAAAGAATTAGATTTTAAATTATTATTTGAAGAATTAGAAGAAAATCCTTTTGAAGCTAGAACTTATTATTATTTAGGACAAACTTATAAATTAGTTGGAGATTATAAAAATGCTTTTAAATATTATCTAAAAAGAGGAGAATTTATAAATAGTGGTTTTAGACAAGAATTAGTTGATTCCTTATTTGAAGCAGGAAAAATTGCACAATATAACCTTAATATGCCCTGGGAATACTGTAAATCTTTATATGAAAAATCTTATGAACAAGATAAATCAAGACCAGATGCTTTATATTTAATTGGATCACATTATTATTTACTAAATGATTATGAAAATGCATATTATTATTTAAAAAAATGTTTTGAAATAGGATATCCTGAACATACACAATTTTCTTTAAAACCTTCTTTTAGTTTTCATTTTATTCCTAAACTTTTAACAAGAATATGTTATTATATTAAAGATTATAAAACAGGAGAAGATTCTTCAAAATTCTTTTTATTACATAATAATCAAAATGAACAAGATTATGAAGAAATTATGTCTTTTTATAAAATATACACAAAATTAAATATTTATAAACAAGAAATTAACATTATCAATAAATATAATAAACAAGATAAACAAAATAAACAACTTTTTTTATTTATTGCAGATGGAGGATTTAAACCATGGACTGGTTCAACTCTTTTAAATGAAGGATTAGGTGGTTCAGAAACTTATATAATTGAAATGGCTTCAAACATACAAAAAATTGGCTTTTTTCAAACAATTGTTTTTTGCAATACTCCTAACAAAAAAGATGAAGTTTGTGAAGAAGTTTTATATAAGCACTTAGATAATTTATATGAATTTATAAATACTACTCATATTAACACTTGCATTGTTAGTAGATATTCTGAATATTTACCACTTGTTTATAACAGTCTTGCTGAAAATGTATATTTTGTTTTACATGATTTAACTCCTAGTTGTAACATTATTTATAAACATCCGAAACTTAAAAATATATTTTGTTTGACAGAATGGCATGTATCATATTTTATTAACATGTATCCTATTTTAAAAGATATTACTGTTTCATTCTATCATGGACAGTCTTTTTATAAAAAAAATATAGTTAACGAAAGTAGTCCCAAGAGTTCAGACTCAGATACTTCTGATAACTCTTTTTGTTTTGAGGAAGAAGTTGTAATTAAAAATAAATTTATTTATTCTTCATTTCCAAATAGAGGATTGTTACATTTACTAGAAATATGGAGAGAAATTTATAATAAATATTCTGATTCTACTTTGCATATTTACTGTAATTTAGAACAAGATTGGGTAAATGCAGTTGAACCTGAACAAATCAACGCAATAAAAACATTATTAAATTTATATTCCAAAATGCCAAATAATTTAGGAATAATTAATCATGGTTGGGTTGATAAACAAGTTCTACAAAAATCGTGGAAAACTGCAGAGTTTTGGTTATATCCATGTACTTTTCAAGAAACATTTTGTTTAACAGCTTTAGAATCTGCTATTTCAAAAACTTTAGCAATTACCAATGGTTTGGGAGCATTACAAAATACTGTTGGAAATAGAGGTGTGTTAGTTGAAGGTAACCCTCAAACAAATGAATGGAAGAAAGAAGCATTAAAAAAAGTATTTTATTATATGGATCCTAAAAACAAAGATGAAAAAGATAATTTAATACAAAAAAATTATGATTGGGCTTGTAATTTAACTTGGTCAAATAGAGCTGTTACTATGTTAAAAGAATTTGTTCTTAAAAATAAATATGAGTATTTAGGATATTATGATTGGACTTTTGGTGAAAATGTTAGTGATGTTGAAAATATAATTTATTATTTTAATAACCAATACCAAAGAAAATCAAAAATTATTAATATTTTAGAAATAGGAACAAAAACAGGAACTTCATTAATTAACTTCATTTCAAGAATTAATAATTGCAAAGGTTTTGGATTTGATAATTGGAAAGGATATGAAAAAGATATATTTATTAAAAATATTTTAGTTTCACAATTTAATAAATCTATCAATTATTCTAACACAACAATTAAAAATAGTCTATTTGAATTATTAAAAACAAATGTTAAAATGGATTTTATATTTATTACTAATATTAATTCAATTAACGAATTATACTTATATTTAAATTTATCTTTAGAAATTATTAAAGAAAATGGAATTATTGCAATTTATAATTGTAATAATATAAAACAAGATATTTTAAATAATATATTAAATATCTTTATTGAAAAAAACAATAATTTAAAAACTGTTTCTAGTAATCAAAAAAATAATATATTTATGAAAATTTAATTTATTTTTATCATTTATTATTTAAAATGAATAATTTATTATTTTAGTTATTATTTAACTACGAATCCATGTGTATGGACCATCACCCATTACTTGATTTTCTTCTTTAAGTGGTTCAACTTGAATATCTCCTCTTTTACCCATTACTAACCAATCAAATTCACAATCATCACCATGAACACTAAATTTCCCATTTACAACTCTGGTTGTACAAATCTGAGGAACTGTTCCATTAAAAATTGGAGTTAATTGAACAGTTAAATCTGTTGCTAGGGAATCAACATAATCTGGTAAAGAAACAGTTGCTGATCCATTTACAACTTGAGAAGTTCCACGGTAATAAACACCTGATTCAGGTCCTTCAATACATGCATGAACTAAATATTTATCTTCGTCATTTGGATGATCAATAACAAAAGTTTTTGCACTATTTAAATATATTTCTTTACTGTCTGGCGCCCATGATAACAATCTTGCACCAGAAGCGTCAATAGTTCTTATAGGATCAACATAAAATCCATTTAACTTAGTATTTAAATCTAATCCACTTGCATTTAAAATTATACTATTTGGGGCTTGATCATTTTTCCCTGCATTATTACCAATTGCAATACTATTTTGACCTTGATTTATATATCCTGAAAATGCTCCAATTCCTATACTATTTTCTCCTTGATTAGTATTTCCTGCTAAATATCCAAGAGCTACAGAAAACCCTCCCTGATTATTAGTTCCTGTTCCAAATCCTACTGACACACATCCACCACCTTGAAAATTTTGACCTGAAGTTGTTCCAATAGCAACACTATCAACATTTTGTTCTTGTAATCCTGCTTGATTACCAATAGCAATACTATTAGTTCCTTGATTAGATAAACCTGCACTAATACCAATCGCAACAGAATTTTGTCCTTGATTATAAAAACCGGAATCAGCACCAACAGCAACACTTAAACCTCCTTGACCTATTTCTCCACTTTGAAATCCAATTGCTACACTATAATTACCTTGATTTTCTTTTGCAGAATCTTGTCCAATTCCCACACAAGAAATCCCTTGACCAGTTAGTCCAGAATTATGTCCAATAGCTACACTTTGTGTACCTTGATTAATTTCTCCAGCATTTAAACCTACAGCAACACTATAATTACCTTGATTTTCTCTTGCAGAATCTTTTCCAATTCCCACACAAGCAATCCCTTGACCT